CTGACCGCCAATAGTGCGAGACGCAGAACTACCACCAGTCGCAACACCGTATGACACACCAGCAGTAGGTCGTTGCGCCCAAGTGTTTACACGAACGCCTGAGCGTGTGCGCTCACCGAAACGCATCAGCCACCAGCCTTATGCGGTGATGCGGTTCACATAACCGCCGATCATCACGACATTGGCTGATGCTGCAAAGGCTCGCACGACAAGCGGCGTAGCGTTTCCTTTGATTACGAGACCAGCGACGACGAGAATCAGACCTGACTCTGCGGTGATCGTCTGCTCGATGAGATCATCTGGCGCAGATGTGCCGCCCCATTCGATCGTGAGTTTGCGGTCAGTCGTATCACTGTTCACCGCATACAGCCACACTTCGTCGAAAGTCGTCGCTGTCGCTGAGCCAGTGTGAATCGTCGTGCCAGCCGTAGCAGTCGCAGCAACCTTGATTAGTTTGCCGTCTGTCGAACCGCTGAGAGCGATCTTGCTGAATGTTGCCATTGTGCTTCCTTCCTAACTAAACACTGATGCTGCGAGAACGAACTGATCATCGTCAGCGTTATCCACACCGACATTCACCCACACTGAACCGCTGTACGACATCACCTTGTTCGTGTCGAGCAGATAGCAGCATTCACCTTCTTCGAGCGTCGGTTCACCTGCGCCGCCGTAGGCTGCGTCACGAGTCGCAGCATCAGCAAAGACTTTCACGCCACGCATCAGATACTGATTCACATCGGCAGCAGTGACGACATCGCCACTCGCCCAGAGTTTCGTGCCTGTAATCGCCATAAGTAGCCGACAGCCTAACAGGTCAGACGACAGCGTTATCAGCGTCTAGGACACCGAACTCAACATCGTTCAGGGTGAAGGGGAACACGAGATCGGCGTTGTAGAGACCGAGCGTGACCGTATGCCTGTCAGGGGTGATCGTATGCACGATGCTGTCGATCGCATAGTCATCTGAGACCTGAGCAGGGCTACCAGTCGAGAAGGTTCTGGTAATCGTGATGACATTGCCCATGTCGAGACCGAGCACCAGCGTGCGGTTCGGCGCACTCATCGACGACACCGACAGCACCAAATCATCGAAGCGATACTCAGGCTGCTTGTAGATGCTGAGCAGTTTCTGTGCCAGCGTCAGAGCACTGGCATCGTTGGCGAGCAGCAGATCGGTGATGGCGAGCGTGCTGATCCCGAACTCAGTCTGGCTGGCAGTGTCATCGACAGCCTGCACTGTGCCGGTCTCAGTCTGTGTCTGCACACGGTTGTAGAGAAACTCGTTGCCGTAGATCGTTGAGAGACCCTGATAGTCGATGCCTGAGCCGTCATCAGCGAAGGTAGTGACAGGTGTTGCGAACACGCTGGTCACTCGATCGGTGAACCTCAGTGTGCCGTCAGCCTGCACGAAGAACAGACCCTGCTCAGACTGTGCGACTCGTTGCAGATAGTTCGCAGCGTTCGTGTTCTCAGGTATCTGGAATGCGCCGAGTGTCGCCACACCAGTGTCGATGTTGCGAGTCGTGGCAGGGAAGTTCACTTCTGGTAGGTCGAGTATGGCTGCGACTCGTGAGCCTGACAGTTCGACAGATGGGGTGATGTCGGCTGCGGTGAATGCGTTAGCGAGCAGCGTGAAGTCATCTGATGCGGTGATCGTGACCGTGCTCAGGTCATAGTCATACGCCACATCTATGTCAGTGATCCGACCGACGAACAGTGATGTGCTGCCACCTGAGATGATCTGCACTCTGCGTCGTGGTGTCACACCACTCTTGCCTGTCGTCGAATCCCAGTATGGTGATGCGTCGTTGATCGGATCGAATCGGCGATCGTTATTGTTCAGCACGATCGTGCATGTGCCTGCACGGAACGACTCGAACTCGTCGCTGCGACCACGGTTGATGCTGAGTGATTTGACATACGGTGAGATGTCGATACCTTCGAGCGTGCCATCGAGCACATCTTCACCGTTGAGTTGGCTGCTGTCCAGCGTGAACTCACGCACGATGAAGCCGAGCGCAGCCAGCACCGTGATCTGTTCACCGAACACCAGTGTGGTCGCCATAGGTAGCAGCCTTACAGAGCCAGAGCGATAGAGCCGTTAGAGCGTTCCCATGCACGCAGAGCGTCGATGATCTCGTTGCCCACTTCGACAGGGCTGGTGAACATACCTGCCTGCACATTCAGATTCACAGTCGTGCCACCGGCGACCACACCGCCAGCCATGTTCGCTGATACATCACCGATGTTCTCAGCGATCCTGCCGGCAGCATCGACTGCCACACCAAGACTGCCCTGTGCACGAGCCACCACACCAGCCTTCGTCTTACCCTGCACAGCGAGCAGCACTTTCGTGGCTTCTGCGAGATCGTACATAGCGTCACGCTCACGAGTCATGGCATCAGCCAGTGACTCTGATGCTTCCATTTGGTCACGCTTCGCTTCTTGCAGATCTCTCAGGGCTGCGTTGTATGCGTCAGATCCGACTGCTGCACCGTTGGTGATCTCGTTCAGATGTGCCTGTGCAGATGATTGCTCTTCGGTCGCACGAGTCTGCGCATCGAGCGCATCAGTCACCGCATACTTTGCTCGTTCCAGATTCCGTTCTGCTTCGGCGATCTCATCAGCCGTAGGTGCGACATTACGCTCGGCAGCCAGACGACGCTCAGCATCAGCGACACTCTGCACCGCATCAGAGACCGACAGTTTCGCTTCGGCTAGGTCGATCTCTGCACGACGAATGGCGATCGGTGACGCATCAGGATCAAGACGCAGATCAGCCAAAGCCTTCTCAGCGTCAGTCACACGGAAGTTCGCTTCTTCGACACCGTACTTGCTGCGCTCTAATGCACGCTCAGCACCGCCAACTTTCTCAGCATCAGCAGCCCTGCTGCGCAGATCAGCAAGAGCCTTCTCAGCATCAGCGACATTTCTTACAGCGTCAGCGACCTGCAAGCCTGAGTCACGCACACCACGCTGAGCATCAGCGAATCTGCGTGCAGCGTCGATGCTCTGCTGTGCATTGGCAGGGAATCCACGCACGACAGTGTTGAACTTCTCTTGTGCATCAGTGACAGCCGTTGTCTTTGCGTTGAGAGATAACTGTGCTTTACCGACTGCTTCTGATGCGTCAGCCTGTGAGCGTGTGGCATTACGAGCAGCGATCAGAGAGTCGGTGTATTTCTTCATAGCGTCACCGACTTCTTTGACTTTGCCGCCAGCACCACCAGCACCGGCTTGCAACTTTGCGAGAGTCGCAAGGAACTCTGCGTTGAGTTCTGCGGCTGTCTTTGTCTTAGGTGCGAGAGCACCATAGCCCTGCAACAATGGACCGATAAACGGTTGCACAACTGACATACCTGCTGCGCTCTGTCGTGCCACCTGATCGAGCGCACGCAACTGATCCTGCGTCACATTCGCTGCGGCTGCCGCACTCAGCACATCGTTACGGAAGTTGGCGAACGCAGTGCTCACCGAGTCGGTGCTGATTTGCAGAGCACCAAGACCCTGAATCATTCCGTAGAACGAGTTCGCTGTTTCTTTGTACGCATCGAAAGATCGTGTCGCCACCAGCACGAATGCAGATGCGACTGCGCCGAGCACATACAGCATCGGCTTACCAACAGTCACGAATAGATTGCCGAGCGTCACAAGACCCTTTGCGACAGGTTCGAGAGCGTCGATCACTCTGATACCGAAGTCACCTGCCGTCACTGCTGCTGCGATCAGCGCATCACGCAGACCGCCACCGGCTGCGAGTTTGTCACTGAATGCCTGAATCACTGGTACGACTTTGGACTGAATGAAAGCGACCAGACGCTCAGCGATCGGCAGCAGGGCATACCCGATTCCTTCGACTGCTTCGCCGAGAGATGTCTGCAAGATGCGCAGACGACCAGAGAAAGTGTCAGCAGCATCTGCTGCCGCACCACCGAACTGCTCATTCAGTGTCTTGATCACTTCGCTCAGATTCTTCGATTTGACGACGCTCTGTTCCAGTGGCACACCGAGTTTCGTCAGCGCACCGACATTGCCAGTGAACGCCTTACCGAGAGCAAGTGACACGCTCTCTAAGTCTTTGCCGGTCGCCGCAGAGATGTCGAGCGCAAGACCTAACTGATCCTGAGCAAACGACACATCGCCAGTTGCACGAACCAGATTCGCCATCGCAGGTCGAAGTTGATCATCGGTCACACCGGTCAGCATCATCTGCTTCGAAATGTGCTGCTCGACCGCAGCGATCTGCTCAGCAGTCGCATCAGTCGTACGACGCAACTGATCAGCAAGTTTCTTCTGACTCTGCTC